TTACCCATGTCGCCACACCGCCAGCACATCGTCGGGCGCGAAAGATGCGGCAGCCCACCCGCGCGCGGATCGGACGGCCCATCGCTTGCCGGTATAGATTGCGCCCGCTGCGTGGCCCCACATCTGAACCACGCCGACATCGCCTATGTCAGGCTCACAGTAATCAGGTTCGCCCAAGCCTTCGATCCAGAGGGGGAGTAGGCCGCCAGCCTCATCGATCAGCGCCGCGCACCCGGTTTCATCCTTATATGCGCCGCGCCATTTGGCCATCGGGTCACCCCTGCCGCACAGGATGAGCCAATCGGCAGGGAATGTGCAGCAGTCCGCCGCGCCCCACACCCAAGGCTTTCCGCCGACCTCTGCGAGATATCCACCCAGGTCAGGCATCGGACGGCCCAAAGCGTCGGCTTGTCCCGGCGCTGATTCCTGCGACGTGCGAGAAAATCGCGTCGGTCGGGCTGCGGCGACGCTGGTCGGCATCAGTAAAAAATGCGTTCGGCGCGCGCGCGCGGGTGCTGTCACCTGCGACAATGGTCAACGAAATGGACCGCGTGATTGAATTGCCATCGGATGCCGGACGACTGATTGACAGGCTGCGCGCCTCGAATGTCGCTTCCCACTCGACGCCAATAAGCTGCCACGCCTCATCGAAATCAGCGCGCCCGATATCTACCCGCGCGCCGCGAACCGATGGGGCGTCGTCCAGTGCAAGGCGCACGGTTTCTTCGCTCACGCCTGATACGGTGAACTCCAGACGCTCCGCAGTGCCGTTCATCAACTGCTGGAAATCCGGCACGCTGACCAACTCGCCGCCACCAATGGCAATCGCATCCTCCGGCACCACAATGTCGGCGGGGATAAGCAACGGGCCGAGGCCGCTATGAAGCAGCGCAGGCGGATCACAATCAATGCGGACAACAATGGATTCCCGATAGAAGGCCATCAGGTGCCGTCCTGCTGATATTGGGCGATGCGCTGCGGCACGGCCTTGATGATGCCTTGGCCCATTCCCGCCGCTGCCTGCTGCGCCTGCTGCGCCGATACCGAGAGGATTTGGCGCGCAAAGCCATCGGGGTTGACACTATTGCGGGCGTCCACTTGCACGGTTTGATGCACGATGGTCTGGCGCGGGGTGGCGCTGGCCGAGATGTTGGGCGCGGCTGATATGGCCGCTATGGCCCTGCCGTTACCGCTCCCCAACGCGCGCAAGTTTTCAGTGCCGACCTTCTTGACGGTGTCAGCATCAACCACCCACTCGCCCTTGTGGACCACGCCAGCGACCTTGCCACGCGGGCCGTCGCCTGTGTAGCCGCCACCCTCAAAGCCGAGAACTGACCGCGTTGCTGTTGCCAGCAAAGAGCCTATATCCCCGCCTCCCGAACCGGATGGAGCGCCACCCGGTGATAGCTTTGCCACCGCCCACCGGGCTATCATCTCTGCCAGGATGCGAAGGCCTATCGTTTTGAAGTCCTGCCAAATCGCGTCTGTGCCGCCCCGGAAGCCATCTTCAAAAATGGTGGCCAGCGTCCGAATTTGCGATTCTTGCTTTTGCCGGAAATCGTCGGCTATGCGCTGGTTAGCCTCTCGTTCTTGCTCCACCCGCTGATCAATGTCTTTGCGGACGCGGGAGCCATCCATGTCCTGCGCAGTAAAGCCTACATCGATCCAGCGCTGCTCCTGCTGCTTCCACATAGAATCAGCGACCGCCTTGGCCTGCTCGCGGGCAAGGGACAGTTTGTAGGTCAGTGCGTCGGTAGCGGTTATCAGGCCTTCGAAACGAAGTTTGTCGATGTCAGCCATTGCTCGGCCAGTTTCGAGCGCGATGGCCCGCAGAGGGTCATATTTGCTGACAACCCTTTCTAACGTCTGCTGCAACTCGCGTTGCGCTTGGGCTTCCTCGCGAGCCTCTTTCGCGGCCTCCCTCGACGCTTTAGCGGCGTCACGCTTCGCTTGGGTGCCTGCCTTGCGAGCATCGCTTTCCCGCTTTTGGATAGCCTCCTGTTCGGCAGTAAGCTGGTTTTCGATCCGGGTGCGGCCAGCGAGGTAAGCAGATTCATCGCCCGTGCGCCGGAATTCATCGCGCAGCCTGCCCAATGCCTCTTGATGGCGAAGTGCAGATGCGGCGGAAGCGTCCGATGACGCCAAGGCCTTCACGTCCAACAGCGGGACACGGGCCTCTACGACCGCCTTTGTCGCGTCAACCAACCCCTGAGTTGCGACTTTTTCGCGCTCGACTGCCTTGGTTAGCGCTTCTGTAGCCCTGCCGCGCGCCAAGCTCTGGCCAAATCCACTCGATCCGCCCACCGTGCCGCCCTGCACAAAATTGGAAGGATCAGCGACGCTTTGCGCTATCCTCCGAGCCGAGGCGGCATCGGTTATTTCCTTACGGAGGTTCTGAATATTCTGCTGGCGTATAGCCTGCGCGGCGGCAAGAGCGCTCTGCGCAACCTGCAATTGAGTCTGGTTCTGTTGCGCCAGTTGCTTGCTGAGCTTGGCGCTGGCATCAGCCGCGCCATATAGGCTCGTCTCAAAGATTTTCTGAGCGTCGGCGGCCATGCGCGCTTTGGCTGCGTTCGCCTCCAGTTTGGCGGTCAGGCCTTCAACGGTGTCACCGCCTTCGAGAACTTTCCCGGCCAAGACGCCTATGACCGAGCCTGCGGCCAACAGCGCCGCGCCCCACGGTCCCGTGAAAAAAGCCGCTACTTTCCCAGCGCGCCCGCCCATGTCGGTCAGGGCATCTGCAACCTGAGGGGCTTGCTGCGCCAGCACCATGAAAGGGGACGAGCCACTTGCGAGTGATGCGCCCACATCCGCGAACTGCCTGCCCAAATTGCGCGTGCCGTTGGACATTAGGGCTGTTTTGTCCACAACGACAACTGAGGCCTGCCTGATCGCAGCTTCCGCCTTTGAGGCTGATCGTTCCACTGCCGTCATCGCACGATCAGCGGCAGCGGCATGCTGTTGCAGCGAACGATCCGCGCTACCGGTCTGGGCTTCTATGCGAAGGACAACAGATTCAGGATTTGCCATCAGTTCAGTCCTGCGCCAGCGATAGCCTTGAGCCTCGCTGTGTCAGGCTCCAGCTTTTGGTCTGAGTGAACACGGTTCCAGTTCCAGATCGTGGTGAGGTATTCCCGCCACGACATCTCGCGCCAATCGCGGCCCATGACGGCGCAATTTGCGATTACCTCGCCGATGTCTATTCCGTCGCCTGTTCGGATGCCGGGTCGCTGCCCGGCTCCGCTTTTGGGGGGGTGTAGCCCTCCACGCGAGCCATAAGGATGGCTGCTGCGAGCGCCCAGCTTTCCTTGAGCGGAGCAGATTGGCAATAGTTCTCTACCAGCCTGCGGGCAGTTATGGCGCTAACCGCCACATCCTTCCCGTCAACATGGCCAGCGCCGCCACCGATTAATCCGAGCCGGATTGTCTCCCACAAGTCCTCTGCAAAAGCCTCGCCCGCCTCAGTGATCGCAACTGGCACATCTTCAATGAAGCCGCGCCCCTTCATGACCCGACCGTAGAGCGCGAAGACGCCGACCTTGCGCTTTTCCTGCAATTCCGCGAGTTGCGGCAGTTTCAGGTCAAACAGGTAGGTGCCGTCTGCGAAGTCCAGTTCGACCGCAGTTTGCATCAGGCCTCTGCCACCCAATCGAGATCGCCCTCGCCCGCGAGTGCAAGCTCCAGTGTTGCGAACCCATCGGCGACGGTTCCGATATTGCGCGCCGTCATGACAGCCTGACCGGAAAAGGTGCCCATTGGAACGCCAGCGGGCGTGTCAGGATCGGTGGTATCGAGCGGGACGATTTCCCAGTTGCGATGCTTGCCCAACGCAGCCTTGAGAAGCGCGAACTGATCGACGTTCGCCATTCCGTTACCAGAGATGTCCCAGGTGACGCCGGTGACACGCAGGCGACGGCGTGGGGGCGTGGCAGGGGCCGCGCAGTCGCGTACATAACGATCGCTTGTCTGCGCGCTCTCATTGATTCCGGTGGTTTCGAGGCCGCAAACGATCACGAAGTTTTCAGGGGTGGCACCATCGCCCAATTTGAGCTGGGCAAAATCGAACGTGGTTGGCAGGCTCATTTACATCTCCAGCGTATTTTGCTGGAGACTAAACCCCGTCACTCGTCTGGTTTATAACCCTCAGACTTCTTGGCGATGAACGCCGTTCGCTCGACAATCTGCCGACGCCGCCAATCGGCATCTATTTCGGATTGCGGGCGGGCTGCGGCATAGAGGGGTAGGCAGTTCAGTGCGCGCGCAGCTTCATCGTCGCCAGCAGCATCTAGGCTGGATGCTGCTGCAAAAACATCGTCAATGTCCATCTTGCCCGTGCGGATAAGTTGGACCACAAGGGCGCTAAGCATTCGTTCTGCTATTTCATCGGCCATCACATGTAGATAGGCCGGGCGGTGCATTGCGGCAACTTAATTGGAGATCGACTTTGAGCCTCGTCAGAACGGTCAAGTTTCACGGCGCTATTGTGGTCAATGGCGAAGAAAAGGGCGTGGCCGAGACCTCTTTGAATTTATTTAACGATGGGCGTCGCAAATGGGCGGATGGCCAAATTACTGGCGACCCAGATGACCTCGAAGCGGCCTTTGGCGCGGGGGGATTTACACTCCGGCTCGAAAATGGCGTAGAGATTGACTTGATCATGTCGAGACTGAATGGACGCGCCACAAGTGCATCGGTCAAGGCCAGTGGCGCGGTCCCCGGTCTATGAAATGGATAGCGTTAGCGATATTAGCGCTAGGCCCAGGGTGCGCCAAACAGTCCGACGAAGCAAAGCGACAATACGACATGATAGAACGCGCAGGTGGGCAGCCTAGCGAACTCTGTGAAGCATCAAAAAAGATCGCAGATGCCTATCTCAAAGAAGGAAATGAAAAAGACTTTCGCCTCTACAAGTCGGGAAGTGACGCTAGATGCATGAATGTCCGACTAAGATCACAAATGTAGGGTAGCCCTTTCAGGCCACCCCACACTCACCCAAGCGCCGGGATATTGTCAGCCTTCATCCAAACATCCTGCGGGCCGATAGAGAAAAACTCCCCATCCGGCCGCTGGAACAGCAGGATAGGATGCGCGGGCGTGTCCAGCGTCACGATGCTGTAGATCCATTCCGGCTTCATCCCCGCAGACTTCGAATTGAAAACTGCCTTGGGGGCGTTCGGCGCGATGATGGCCAGACCGGCCTCGAACCGGTCCCACGGGTCCAGCGTTGCGGCCTGCGTGACAACCGGGATGGCAGCGGCGGACAGCGCCACCATGCCGCGCAGGAAGTTGCGACGATCGTTCATGACGCCCTCCCGGCAGCAGCGGAGGGGAAGGGCGGTAGATCGTTGTCGTTCGCAATGATGAGGCGGCGCTTTCCTTGGCGCGCGCGGAAGGCTATGACGTTCGAAGCCATGGCGATCACTCCTATTGATCGTTGAGGGTTAGGAACGGCGCGGGTCTCGTACACCCGCGCCGTTCTGCGTTAGTGGGCCGTGAAAAGCTGATGCAGCTTCGCAAGCCCCTTGCCGGTAATGAGCGCCGTGACGCTCCGCTGGAGGCCTTTTTCAGGATGCTCCCAACTGCCGATCTTCACGTCCATGATCCCGGCGTTGATCTTGTCCTGATATGGCTCGTTCAGCCGCGTCATCCAACCCTTCTCGCGCAGGAAGGCAGCGAGCCGGTTTCGTCCGGTTCCAAGTATCTTCGCCGCCTGCCCCAGCGGGATCGCGTCTGGCGCAGTTGCTACCTGCTCCGCGAATGCCACCTTGGGCGCGTCCTCCGCGACGCGGGTTTGCAACGCGATCACCTTCTCGACATTTTCGAGCAAGAGGGAGCGAAGGACAGACGTGTCGTTCAGCATCGCGTGTGGCGAACGGCGATCCTCTAGCATTTGCCAGCGGTCGATGATCTTGGCCCGCATGTTCACGTCATAGCCAGAGACGAGGATCAGGCTTTCGCGTTTGGGAAGGTTGAAGCAGGGGTATTCCTGCCCATTTTGCTCGTTGCGGTAGGTGCCCCCAAATTTGGGGAGACCCTCTTCGCCATACAGTTCGACCAGCATGACGCGTATATCCCGCATTACATGGTCGTGGCGCTTGCCGGTCAGTTCCGCAATCTCGCGGCTGCTCATGGTCTGGGGCTGGCCATCGCCTCCAAAAGACCCTATGGTCATATCGTTCATTGGGTTGGTTCCTTTTGATCAGGCGTCGGGTAGAGGCTCAATTCTGACCCGACGCCACTTTCTCTGCGGCCAAGCCGCTTTCCAACATTGTGACGATCTGCGCGTTCATCGAGCGGCGGCGCTCTTCGGCCAGTCGCTTTAATCCCTGCTTGAGATTATCGGGCATACGCAGCCCAAAAGGCGGTATCTCTCTGCTCATAACATCTCCTATTGAACCACCGTGGTTCCACCATGGATAAACCACGGTGGTTCATTGATGTCAACACCATCGTGGTCCATATGCGGAATAAATTCGGAGAGACTCATGCACGCAAGCGACGCACAGATGAAAATTCGGCTTCCTGCCGAATTACGGGATGGTATCGTGGTGGCCGCAGAAGCAAACAAACGTTCACTGAACGCGGAAATCGTCGCCCGCCTGGAGCGATCGTTCGACCACGCCGCCCAATCAGATTATGATCAGCGGATGATGCTCGTTGAGATTGTGTCTGAGCAGGTTGCCAAAGTGGAAAAAGAAATGATGCTGCGTATGGAAAAAGCGATCCAAGGTTTGAGCGAACCTGAACAGCGAGAGCATTCTAAGAAATAACCCGCACCCTAAAATCCTGCACCGTATGCCAAGCGTCATCTTCCGCGCCGTCACGCATCAGCCGTGAGCCGCGCCAATTCACGATGCCATAGGCGCTAGCGTCGCCGTCGATCGCAATCCGAATACCACCCAGCACCTTGGCAATGGCTGGTCCGATCTTTGCGGCCCTATCCTCGGCTGATTCTATTATTGCCTTGCGGGGATCGTTACCGACATACCTGGGCTTAGCGAAACCGTGAACCGATACCGTCAATATTGAGCCATCGACGCAGGATGCACGCATTGGTTCCACGGATGGAACGCCGTATCGTATGAAGGGCCATTGGGGATTCCGCGCCGTTCCTGGATAGATTTGCGACGCCGGGACAATGGACGTTAGCAGTTCATCAGACTTGAGCGCCGTTAATATTGCCCGCCTAACTGGTAGAGTGTGATCCTTAGCCATTGGTCTTTGCCCTCTTTACCGCGCGGGCTACAGCGGCATCAATCGTTGCAGCAATCAACTTGCGATTCTTGGCTAGCGCAGGCCTCATGAAAGGCCGCTCCTCAATGCGTGACGTCCCGTATTCCAAAGCAGCCGAATACGGGGCGTTAGACGAAACTTCGACCCGCAATTCCCCGACACTGACTGTCTCAATATTGTTGGCCAGCGTACCAGTGTCGTTGCTGGGAGCCTCACCAGGGCGTGAGGCGACGTGCCCTTTCCCGCTGACAGCGCCGGAGGTGATTGATATCTGGGCATCGACCTGAACAGCCTCCCCAAGTGCAAACATGACTTTCCCGACCTCTTGGACAGCGCCCGGCCCGATCTGCTTTATCATGCGCGTGTATTTGTCGCGGCCTGCCATCTTCGCCATCACGCCTTCCGCCCCATCAAATCCCATCCGGCCGCAACCGTGTCCCGCCCAACCTGATCGATCATCCACACGCCCGCAAATGGCCCGGCCAGAATTTCAATCGTGTCATCGGTATTGATCCCACCATCCAAGGTCGCGGCCAGGACGATGATGCGGCGCGTCTGCTGGGTATATCCTTCGGTCGCGCGCATGGCTTCGGTTGCCTGATCGACCTGCGCCTTGCATGTGCGCCGGACGGGATCGCTTGCGCCGGGGATGATCGAGCCGCCGATGTCGTAGGCCGTATCCATGTCCGATTGCGTGATGATTTCAGCATCATAGAACGGCCCACCAAACGCAGCGTTGAAGGCCAGTCCGATGTCGGCGAAGGCGGCTGCCATGTCCATTATGATGGGCATCCGATCAAGTAGGGTCCGCCAAATAGCCGACGCTGGATCTGCGCAAGCTGCTGGCCGTAGGAGGTGGATTTGAGGTCGCCCTTGGCGCGGGCGGCAATCACGCTATCGGATAGCGTCGCGCTAAAGGTGGACGATTTGAACGATGTCGCCCCGGTCGCGATCAGCCCAGAAACTTCGTCCATGCCGATAGTTTGCAACGCCAGATAATGCGCCGTCATCAGTTCGGTCGCGCGTTGCTGGTAGCTGCCATAGCGGTCGGTGATGTCCGCCTCAGCGTCCGTTGCCCATGCAGCATAGGGCGGCTCGGTCAGCGTCGTGAAGGCGGTGTATTTCGCGGTGAAGTCGGCCAAGGAAAGGCGGGTGTATGGCATGGATCAGCCTTCCTTGTCGGAGGCTCGCGGCTTGGGCTGCGGTTTAGCGACCGGCTTTGACGCTTCCTCGATCGCGAACCAGTCCTTGACGCTTTCCGCTTCGTCCTTGGTCACGCCCTCAACGGTAGCGCCAGGCTCGATGATGCGCAGGACGCCATCGACATAGACGCCGCGCGGGCCGGTGGTGATGTTCTTCAATTTCATGTCATGCTCCTGTGAAAAGGGGCGGCAATCCGGTTCCCCGAACGCCGCCCCGCTTCCCCCGTTGAAAGGTGGGTTAGGCTACGATGCCATCCCGATAGCGAACCGCGCCCGGCAGGCGGACTTCGACGCCGCCCGTCTTGAAATAGCCGGGCACTTCGTAAATCATCGGCCCCGAACGCATGGGGTCGAGGAAGCGCAGCGGGACGGGCAGATGCA